AGAAATCATTGACATCATAGAATTTTGCATTCTTAACCACAGATTTAATTCTACTTAATAATGATTTCCTGTTGCTATCCGCATCATTTCTCTTATTAGTATACTCCTCAATGTCTTGATAGACGGATTTAGATTTCTTGCTTATCCATTCTTGATTTGAATCATTTTCGCTCTGAAGCATTAGAATCTCTTCAGTGTTTTTTTCAATCATTGTCTTTCTTTGCTCGATATATTCATTATTCATCTCTGTGAGATCGACAATGAACTTTTTTTGTAGCTTATTCTTTTCTCTGATAATCTCTAGAGATGCTTCAATGTCTTTGATTTTCTGCTTTAAGTTAGAGATTTTTTCTTTGACTACAATATTCATCTTAGAAAAGATCTGAATATCCAGTAGATCTTCGATCACTTCTCTACGAGCAGCTTTAGGCAATTCCATAAAAGGAACAAAGGAAGAGGAACCGAGAACAACAATTTGATGAAAAGACTTATGATTTAGTTTTAGAATATTTGACTCAAGATGTTTTTGATAGTCTCTCACGTTAGATGATTGGCTAATCATCTTGTTGTTCTGATAAATTTCAAATAGATTAGGCTTGATGCCTCTTTTTACTCTATAGTGATTTTTTCCGATTCGAAATTCAAGCTCGACAACAGTGTCTTTGTTGTTCACTGTGTTGACTAGCTGCGGCTTAGAGATGTTTCGATAAGGTTTGCCGAACAGACTAAAGGAGATAGCTTCGATCATCGTTGTTTTGCCTGCTCCATTTGATCCGACTATCAAAGTCGTGGAAGCAGAGTTCAAATCAACCTCGATGAAGTTGTTTCCGGACGATAGGAAATTTTTATACTTTACTTTTTCAAAAATAATCATAGAGTTTCCATGTTCAAAGCTTCAGCATAGACGTTATGCATGAGATTTTTAAGCTTTGATTTATCCAAATCAGTATCTACGTTCTCGATGTACGTATTGAGAAGAGTCGGAGTATCATCAACTTTTACATTCTGAGATAGCTGCACGTTTTCTCCGAAAAATTCATCAAAGGATTCGACAATTTTAAGATCATGCGTCACGACATTTTCTTGAATTTTATCTACAAATTGCTCGAACTTGTATGCATCTTTTTTCTTAGAAACAATAATTTTGACAAATTTATTTTCTAGTATCGATACATCATAGTCCTTATTATAATCCATTTGCTCATCATTGTAAAGTATTTTTTGAAAAATTCTGATAGGATTTCTCACCGATTTTAGTTTTCTNGTTGACGTATCAATGACGTGAAAAAATTTGTTATCGTGAGCATCTGCCCAAGTGAACTCTGTCTGAGAACCTAGATATTGAATGTTGCCTTTTTTTGATTTTGTATGAAAGTGACCAGTCAGGACTTTTTCAAAACGTGAAAACGTTGAAGCGTCCATTCCGTGAGTGTTCTCTACGCCTTTCATTAGCTCGAAGCCAATTAGCTCCAAATGACCACCGATCCATGATGCTTTACACTTTTCTATGAACTTCATGCTTTTTGCATAGTTTTCAGGATTGATCCAAGGAATCAAACCGATTTTGAATCCATCATAATCCATCACTCTAGGTTCTGTCACAATGTTTATATTATTTGTAAAGTATCCTAAAAGCTCTTTGAGTGAGCATAGCTCATTTGTTGACTTATAGAACACGTCATGATTTCCGGGAATCACGTCCATGATCATGCCACGTTCTCGCATAGGTTCTAGGAAATATTTTCTAGAAGCATGTAGTGCTTTAAAATTAATGTACTTTCTATTATCGTAAAGATCGCCTAGATGTAGAATAATTTTAATATTATGTTTATCGACATAAGGAAAAAACACTTCTTCAAAAAATCTTTTTTGATAATCAATAAAGGCTTCCGATGAATTCCTTACACCGATATGCGTATCATTTAAAACGGCAATTTTCATATTAAGAATTTCTCTCGGCTTCTCTCTCAAAATCCTTTAGGACTTCATCTCGAATCCTTGATTTTTCCACTTTATTTTTCAGGTCATCAACAAACGCAAGATTTGTGTTAGGCTGCTCTTCAGACTCTTCGATAAATTCGTTGAGACCTGATTGCTCAATAATTTTCATCTTAATGTTGTTTTGCTTGTTCTCTTTTGCTATTCTTCTAAGAAAGGCAAAGTAAGTGATCTGCGTGAAGTATGAGAAGGCGTTGGGCTTTCCCGTTCTGGTAGGCTTATCAATGTCAAAATTATTGATTGCTTTGAGGCAATTCTCTACAGCATCCATCACCATCTCTTCTTTATAAGAAGAAGTGTAACCGACGAAATTGCTCTTATTTGCGAGACCTCGTGCAATTCTCACGAAACAATCTGCAATGTAGTCTGGGACTACAGGAACCGGCTGATCATTAGCCTTTGCAACATTTGCCTCTGTTACATATTGTAGAACTGCTTCTGAGAACTTCTTGTTGTCAACATAATGAACTGGCTTTTTTCCTTCCATATCACATTTGTCCTATGTGGCTATAAAATTATCAGTCAATTATATACTAAAACAATTTAATTGTAAAGGGGTTGACAAAACTAAATTAGCCTGTTATAATAAGACTGTGGTCGGCCAGGGGTACTATACTCAGTATTAGTGATAAACTTCAGTGTCAGATCCCATTTCATAGTCTAGCATATCATCAATAAATTCATCATGCTCATTGTAGTCCTCAGAAAAAGAGGAATAAGACTCTGAAGATTTCATCCAATCAAGAGGCTCTTTTGCAGATTCTTGTCTATATTCTAAGCACAGTTGTATATATCTGACTTTCACTGTCTCATGGACCATTACATCACTTAGGATATTATTCCTATCAATAGAGCAGAAGTCATCTGCTGAGAGTGGTTGCCACTTAGTAAAGAAAAATGCCTGATTCTCATTGTTTAGTACGTTATGCATTTTTAAAGGCATTTCTAGTTTGAAATTGTTTTCATCTTCTTTAACAAAAGAGATTACTTCTTCTCCGTTCATCAGCTTCAGATGTCTGATATCTTCATCTATCATATCGGGACCTCGTATAGCTTAAATGGAAATTGCTGTTTCCCATACAACTTAATTCTTTCTTTGCCGTGCTTTAGTGCGAAGTTTTCTTTTTTCTTCCAAGAAAGATCGTCAACTAAATCATACAATGCTGTTGCTCTTCCGTCATCGGATTTTCTTAAACCTCTGCCTATTGATTGAAGTATTCTTATTTGTGACTTACTAGGTGAGGCAAATATAATATTATGGATATTCTTAATGTTTACGCCTGTTGAGAATGTTCCGAAAGAGCAAACGAGAATAGCATTGGACTCAGTTTCTGTTATTTTTCTTATCTCCTCCCGTGTTTTCGCATCGGTTTCTCCTGATACGTAAAATAGTTTCCTATTATCTTCAATCCTTTCTTTGATCATTTCATAAAGCGGTTTGCCGTGCTTATCGACAAACTGAAAGAGAATTAGAGTGTTTCCTTTCTGATCAAGTGCTAGATTTCTGATAAACTTATTTCTCTTCTCACTTCGAACAATGTAATCAATTTCATTTTGATAATCCAGTTTTGAAACATACTTTCTTTCATCATCAGCGTATTTTAAAGCAAGTATAGAAATATTTAGTTCAGCAAGATTTCCCTTCTCTATAAGTTTTTTTGTTGTAGTGATTGTTTTAATTGGTCCGAATAGTCCCTGAAGAACCAACTCATTTGTGAGTGTTCCATCAAGAGTTCCAGTTGTTCCTATTCTAATGTCAGCATTAACAAGTTTTGTCATAATAGAAACGAGAGACGTTGCTTTGTGTTGATGTGCCTCATCGCCTATTACTGCTGAAAAATCTTCAAAGTATTTTCCCTGAAGACGATAGATCGATTGCCAAGTACTTATTAAGACTCTCTTATCTGTTTGTTTGTCTTTGCCTGAATAAATTCTATGTGCGGTACTCTCATTATCATATCCCGAATCAAATTCTGAGTAATCCTCAAAATCAGAATACATTTGCTCTACTAGAGAAGTTGTTGGGACTATAATCAGAAGTTTGCCTGATCTATTAGCCAAGAACCAACGAACAATACTATAGATAATGAGCGATTTGCCCGATGCTGTAGGAGAGACTATCAGTGCTCTCTTTTTTTGAATTGAATGCTCTATTGCTAGCTTTTGCTCATCATATGGATTTATTTTTTTACTCTTTGATGAGTAATGAATACTGTTAATAAATTGATCGACATCAAAGTCTTGCTCATTTAAATTGTATGTCGATTCTACAGAGTATTCTCTTCCCTTTGCCTCTGCGAATTTCAGTATGTGTTTGTATAGACCTACATAAATCTCTTTTGTCTTCGTGTTATACAGTCTTATGTTGCCGTCCCACATTTTGTTTCTGTAAGACGGCATGAACTGATATCCCGGAACTCTGAATGTGAAGAAATCTGATAGCTCCATCAGAATTCCTCTATCATCAGAATCAACAATGAGATAAGACTCATTTTTTTGAGAAATACGCAGATCTGATTTCAAATTAGACACCTGAAACGAATTTGCGCCATTCAATCATATTTTTGATATTTGTATGACGCCATCTGATGTTTTGGATAATTTCTTCGAGTGTATCAATTAGGATTTTCTGATAGTCAATCCTTGCTTTCTTTTTTTGAATATCATCATCTGAGTTGTAGAATTTTTCCATATCACCCTTCATGACCCTGAGACCTTTGAGTGGATCATAGTCCCAGCCAAGATCATCCATTTGTTGTTTTGACATTTTTCCGTTATACCAAAGCCACTTATCTTTTAGTAAAGTGTTAAATTCCATTTCCAACTTCTTTTTCTGTAGCTTTGAAACAGTCAGAAGCTCTAGATATTTTGAATGTAAATTAGCAGAATCTCTGGATGCTTCATCCAAATTCATCTCATCGATCTGAGAATCCACTTTCCACATTTCAATAATCTGTTCAACGTTTACCATACTTTTTCAATTCCTTCTTGACAATAATAAAATGATAGTATATAATAAGACTGTGGTCGGCCAGGGGTACTATACTCTATCTCTATATGAATTTATAGTAGCTGTACTCAAACGTTGCCTGTGCAACTAAGTAATCAACATTGTTGACTGAAGTATCGAAGTTAAGCACTCCTAAGGAAGTGGGAAACGCATCAATAAATTGAATTTGTTTGATAGGATTAAAGTGAGAAGAAAGAATCACTAGAGTCATATCACGTTTAAGCTTTACATCAGGTCTCTGATCAGTACTATTTATGACTAGCCAATCATGCGCAGCCTGATAATTACTAAAGTCTTCATCAACTAGAAATGAGATTTCCAAAGGACTATACTCTAACGAAGAACCGGGTTCCGGTGCTACAGTGAAAGGTGTCTGCTGAACTGTAGCTTGTGAGGTTATGGACGGAACACTGGTAGCTTTAATAGTGTATTCTAGGGAACTAAACGTGTCTCCTTCAATGACGAGCCTGAAGTTGCCGGGAGCAGCATATGCTCTATTCACAGAACATTCTCTTGTGCCCGATAGATTAGGCTTTAGGCTGCTGGTTATCTTGTATACCATGATAAGATCTCTCTATTTCCGTGTTTCATCTATTTATACAGTGGTTGACATAGACAAATTTATGTGGTATGATGCTGTTCAAATTTTAAAAACTAGAGGGTTACGTGAAATGAATGCTTACACTGAGCTACTAGAAGTATTGGATGATGATGAAGTTGTGGAATCCATCGTTTTCGGCGAATGGGGATGGGGAGGCTACCTAGAGCCAGAGGATAACAAGATTTTGCCTGAAAATCAAGGAGTTCTTTTGACTCTTGAGGAAGCAAAACCGCTAATGCAAGAGTGGTCCTTTTACGG